AAGCCTCAAGAGCGCCTCTCACTAGCTCTGCTATGACCAAAGATTTTCCGCTACCGCCAGGCATAGACAAAACTGGATTGCCTGTTTCATTTTCATCAAACCAGGCGTATAGCATTTCAATGGCCCGGCGCTGGTAATCTCTTAATATCATCCCACAACCTTAGCATCAAATATTCTGCGAAGCTCTTTTATTTCATCATCTTCCAAAGCACAAGCAGCCGGGTTAGCTAAAATCTCTTTTGATGAGTAAACATTGTCTGAAAACTCGCCATTAAAAACAATCTTGCCGTTTATCTCATAAGCTGCTGTCATATCGTCCGGGCTTTCAGATTGTTTCCACGGCACTAAATCAGGGTGCAATACATGACTATCGCATCCGCTAAGCTGAGCCTCAAAAGGTATAATGTCATCCCACTTTTTACAGTGCCAAGTATCATCTGATAACGATGTTGAGTGCGCGCAGGTACGGCAATTAACATGCTCAGTTAATTTCGTTTCATGACAAAATTTATGCGCAGAGCAAAACCTGCATTCGAACCATGTGGGGTCTGTAGATAAAGGCTCAGGCATACGATCAGTCAATGCAATGCGCTGACCTCTAGCAATATATTTCTGCGCTGCATCATGGTCATACTCTAAAATCTCTGTGTACATCTCATCGGTATTTTTACAAATAGCTACATACATTGCCTTGTGTATGCCAGTACCTGCCATATAAATCTGAGTTTGTACCCAGTGCTCGAACTTTGCTTTTTTTACACCTTCTTTGACAACTTTATCAAAAGACTTTTGACCGTGAGTTTTAAACTCGCTTATGTACTTTGATTTTTCGTCTCCCGGCATTCCGCTATCAATGATTGCATCAAGACTGCCAGAGACGTGAGAGCCAAACGTTACTCTTTCTTGTGCATTAACTTCTCTGACTTTAAGCCCAATTGATCGTAAGTCTTTAATGATATTTGGCTCCTCTTCCCGTCCTCTCCTAAACAGCCTGAGAATTCTTCCTGGAAACTGTGGCTGAACAGACCAGCGGAATGAAAGCCATAGCCATCTATCGCAAGCATGGCCCAGAGCAGAAGCACCCATGTGCGGCCTCGGTTGCTCTTTAATAGATTCATGATGTTGGTCGATTAGTGTTTGGATTGGGTCTGGTTTTTTTATTGTCATTCTGTATCCTCTGGCTTTGTAATAGCTTTTAAATAAAAAGGGCCTAATCGCTTTTCGTTTCCCGGAAACGATTCCCATTGGCCAGCTTCTATAGAAAATCCATCTTTTGTTACCACGTCGCAAAACTCTAAAGAATTTGGTATGGAACCAATAAATTGGATATACACGGGTGTTTCGGTTGTCATTTCTTATCCTTAAAACCCGGCGTTAACCGGGTATTTGTTTAATTAACGCTTAGCCCAAGGGGCAGAAGATGACTTAGCGCCAGTCTGCGGCATAGCTGGCTTTGGCATTGCTGAAGCATTACCTGCTATTGCCTTAAAGCCTTTAATGTCGTTTGAGTCACCGTACTGCTCAGACTTACGAGTGCTTAATTTAATGCTCAAATTTCCGCCGATAAGTTGGTCTGTATCTGTGATTTTTGGCACACCGATTGACATGAGAATCTGACCCAACTGCTCACGAGCAATCTCTTCCGCTTTGGGGTTTGGGTTCTTCAAATTAAGATTTCCAAAAACTACACGTCCTTCATGTTTTGGCCCTGTGATGCTGTATTTAATAGCTACGTACTCGCCAGTTCCGGCTTTTGTCTCTTTGATTTCTGCGCCGGTAATTGTTGCGCTATACCAGCCGTCGGGCAGTACATCAAAGCTTGTCTGCTGTGCTTTTGGAAGGTCTGCAACGTCGTAGGATTGGTTTAAAAATGCCATGATTATTTACTCTTTAATATTGATTGAAAATGAAGGACGACCGGATTTAGATGTTATCGCACCTAAAAGCGGTTTTGTTACTGACTCGTCAGTTTTAGACCATGCCGCAGCATTTATCTCAGCACTCCATCGGAAAAGTACACTCAAATGATCTTCAAGACCAGCCTCGAGGGCCAGTTCTTGCAGAAGGTCTTTGTCAACTTTACGTGTGATTCTTGTTGTTACTTTTATTAATTTATTTCCGTTTCCAAATGTTTTAACTCCCTCTTCTAAATTTGTAATTTTTTCTAGCTCGATAATTTTGTCTTCTATTTCTCTGCGCTTTGAAGTTGCATAATTTTCTTTGTCTTTGTAAAAAGACCATTGTTCAATTAGTTCGTCAATTGTCATTTTTTATTTTCCTATCGAATATTGTTGAGATTATCTAAACCTTCGCAATATGAGCAATCTGTGCAAGATACGCAAACTTCGCAACCTATGCAATTATCACAATCTTTGCAATCTGAGCAATCGATGCAAACTTCGCAACCTTCGCAACCTAAACAATTATCACAATCTTCACAATCTTTGCAAATTTTGCAACCTACGCAAACTTCACAACCTACGCAAATTATGCAACCTATGCAACTTGTGCAATCTTTGCAATCTTTACAACCAACGCAGTAAAAGTTATTACCCTCATCCATAGTTAAAGCTTGCTGATCAGCAGCTTCTTGCGATATTTTTGAAGTGCCTACATTTCCGTTCTTTGTTTTTTCGCTTGTAAACATTTTTTATTTTCCTAAAATTTTGTTGATAATCAAACCCAAATCAGGCGCTTCCCATTGATCTAATTTTCCGCTTCTGTCTTTTGCTAACCAGAGGCCGTCACTATCACACATCAAAGCGCGGTGGGACTGACCGTCTTCTGATTTTTCAATCCTTAGCGCCAGTACCTCATCAAAAAAGTAAGGCAAGCTTTGACCTGTTTTGTTACCAGGCATAGAAGGTGCATATAAGATACGACCCATTTCGTCGCTAGTCTTTTCAAGCTTTGCAGACATGTATACATGCCGGTTTGGCAGGTCACGGAACAACCTGATAATGTCAGACATCTGTTCTTGCATATTTCCATATGCAGCGCGGGGGTCTTTTGTGGCCTTTTTTTCATAGCTCAAAACAACCTCGGCAATCTCGCTGATCGAATCAATAGCTACTGACTCAAAGTCCTTGGACTCAGCGCTATCTGCCAGCCAGTTATAAGCCTCCTTAAGGCTTGCCATGTCCTTAATTTCAAGGAAGGGTAGGTCAGCACCTTGGATAGACAATAAACCGCCCTCGGCTGACAATACGATAGGGTTTGGCAATGTAGCAATAAGGCTAGTTTTTCCAGCTCCTGCGGCGCCATATGCAAGAAGCTTTACGAAATGTGCTTCTAGCGATCCCGTTCGTTTTAGATTGATAGCCATTATGATAAATTCCTTTTTGTATCATTGTTGCGTTCCCACAGAAACGCTGTCGACGGTTTTGCGCCATTGTTTGTAAGTTGCAACTCTGTATATGAAACAGATGAACGCCCTGGCCCTACATACAGCCCTCTATGGCTGTAGTGAGGCAAATACGTTATTTCTCCTATCCTGAAAACCCTTTGCTTTTCAAGATGCATTATTTCATTGCCACTATTACCCATAATTAACCCTTAAACGATGCGAATATCAGTAAATCTGTTTGTCGCTGATGAAATCATAGCACCTTATTTATGATAAAGTAAACCCGTTCAAGAAAATTATTTTTTAAAGGCAAAAAATGTTAAGCGTAGACCAAATCAAGAGCAGATTAAAAGATTCAAATTTAAAGCGTGTAGCTATAGCGTCCGGTGTAGACAAGGGGGTTGTGTATAGATTTATGGCTGGAAAAACAGAGCCACTATATAAGACAGTCAAGGCTTTGTCTGACTACTTGCAAGCCGCCAGTGTCTGAGGTAACCATGACTACTCAAAGACACTCTAATCTAGAGGCAGCGCTTTTTTACGCCCAAATTGGCTGGAAAGTATTTCCTATCACGCCGGGACAGAAATTTCCTCTTGCAAAATCTCATGGTAAAGATGACGCATCGAACGACCCAGCAGTTATAAACGACTGGTTCAGCGGATACCCAGAGCGTAATGTAGCAGTTGCGATGGGGCCAGGGTCGGGCGTTATGGCTTTCGACATTGACCCTAAAAATTTGGGCGATATAAGCTGGGACAAGTGGATTGACGAAAACGGGAAAGTTCCGGGCGGCATTACTCAAATCTCACCCAGCGGCGGCTTTCACCACATAGCTAAATATGACGATAGATTCAGCTCTGACGACTTTATCCCTGG